GAAACTTACGCCGTTAAAGATGCTGCAGAAAAGTTTGGTAAAATATTTGGCCGCGATGTTAGCCGCAAAGGCAGCATGAATTATACTGACTTGCTGAAAAAATCAGCGTTTAATGATGAATTAGAAAAATAAATTTGATACTATCAATATTTATTTATACTTTTGCCTTAACTGCGGTTTGCCGCTAACCGCTGTTCAACAAGTGCAGCGGTTTTTTTATTTGAAATGTTAACACCATGTTACACCAATTGTAACGCTTAAAACGCTGATAATCATAGCTTGTTACGCTGTTACACTTGTTACACCATTTCAACACGTATATGCGTGTATTTTTTATACTTACTCTCACATATATGTAGAATATAGTGTAACATACGTAACAGTGTAACATGTACTATATATCAATTAGTTATGTGTTACACTTAATGTAACAACTGTTAACAATAATAATAAATAATAATAATAATATAAATTATAATACTAATAATAATATAGATATAGTCTTAAAACTTATTTAAAAGCTGTTTTAAGGTATTTTTATGTTAAAGTGGTGTATAGATATCAAAACTTATTAAAAGTTGCTTAAAACGAAAATATGAAAGGTATTGCAGGTAGAAAATTGTTATTTAAAACGCCCGAAGAACTGCAAAGTAAAATTGAAGCGTATTTTGATTATTGCGATTCACGTACAAAAAAAGAAGTTGTAAAAACACGTGACTATTATGAAGTAATTGATTTGCCTGACCCAATACCATACACTATCTATGGTTTAGCTGATTTTTTAGATTGTGATGCTGATACGCTTTTGAATTACGCCGAAAGGCCTGAATTTTCGGTATTTATAGCGCGCGCGAAACATAAAATACTAACAAACAAAGTAGTAAGGGGCTTAGACGGCAAATCAAACCCTGCAATTACTAAACTATTGTTAGGGTTTAACTATGGCATAATAGAACCGAAGGGCGAAACGCAAGACGACAAAAACATTAACATAAACATTCAGTACCCACCTGAAGCTAAGTAGTGCCGCGTAACATAAACATACAGCTGTTTAAGCCGCACACAGGGCAAAAACGAATATTAGATAATAAGCGAAGGTTTAACTGTATTGTTTGCGCGCGTAGGTTTGGCAAAACTGAACTTATAACTTCGGTTGCACTTCCGCTTATAAGCCCTGCCGTATTTGAAGGTAAGTTTGTTGGTATCTTTGTCGATGACTTTAAAGATTTTGCACAAAGCTGGAATAAGATAGTTGATACTTATAAAACAATATCTGAGGGCGGTATCATAAAACACAAAGATGAAACTTCAAAGATAATGCAGTTTCTAAACGGTGGCGTTTTGGAGGTGTGGTCCATTGGCGATGAAGGGCGAAAGGACAAAGGGCGCGGCCGTAAGTATCACCGGGTAATCTATGAAGAAACACAAAAGATACCTTCACACATACTTGAATATCATTGGAAAACAGTTGCACGCCCAACCTTGACAGACTACAAAGGTGAGGCGTTTTTTATTGGTACAGCAGCGGGCAAAGATAACTATTGGTATGAACTATGCCGCAACGGCGCAAAGGCTGGCAACGTCGAAAAAAATTGCTATAATGACATAGACTTACCACAAAGCGAAAACGGTTCTGAAAGTTGGATTACATTTAGAATGGAAACAACAGATAACCCAAGCATTGACCCCGATGAAGTAGCTGATGCCAGCCGCGATTTGGACCGCCTAACGTTTGAACAAGAATACAAATCTGTTTTTGTTGACTATTCGGGTGAAGCATGGGTTTATGTTCTAAAGGACAAAAGCATACAACAAAAAGTATTTCAGCCTTCAAAGAAAATCAATTGGGAAACGGAACAGATTTACGTTTCATTTGACTTCAATAAAATACCTATGACAGCGGCCGTTATGCGCAAAACTACATTGGCGCCTGATGTATCAGCACGTTCACGTTATCGCTATGGTGTACACATCATAAAAGAATTTAAGATAGGTAGTGAAGAACGCGGCGAAGCATCAATCTATGATACATGCCAAGCGTTTAGGGAATGGGTATTTGCAGAAACAAATAAGAAAATAGGGCGTTGGTCTGATACTGCTATTTATCCATGCACTATTCCGCTATTGATAACAGGCGATGCGAGCGGTGATAGGTCCGATGGTAGGCAGCGCGTTTCAAAAACATATTACGAAATTATACAAGAAGAATTGCAGTTACCCGCGCGGTTTTTTGTTGTGCCTAAAGCTAACCCATTACATGCTGAAAGCTACGTGCAAACAAACACAATTATAAGTATGTGTCCAGACTTTCAGATTTATGAAGATAAATGCCCGGGTTTACGTATGGACTGTTTACGTATCAAATCAGATAACAGCCGCCGAATCATTAAAGGCAAAGGCGAAGAACGGCAAGCTGACTTATTAGATAATCTTAGATACTTACTTAACACGTTTTGTCAAGACATTAAATTATAACCTAATGATTTACCGCCCCAAAATTAAAGTGCATTCCAATGATGAAGTAGAATATTGGAAAAACCTAATAAATGAGAAGCGCCGACAAAACAAAAGTTTGCAGCGCTGGTTAGTTGTTAGTGATGTGCACAGACCGTTTCATAATCAGATACTTTGGCAAAAACTACTGAGGCTAATATCTGAACTTGGCACAAATTTACACGGCATTGTTTTAGCGGGCGATTATTTAGATTTATACACCTTAGGTTCTTATAATGCTGAATCATTAGCTAACTTATCTGGCCTAACATTGCAAGATGAATATATTGATGGCTTGCAGGGTATTGATGATATTAACAGCGCGTTCAAAGGTGCAAAGAAATATTTTTTATTTGGCAACCATGAAGATAGGTACTTTAGGCATATTAAAGAAAAAGATAATGCTAAATACGGCGGCGCGTTAATAAATCCTACTGATGCCTTATACTTGTATGAACGTGGATGGGAAGTTAAAACAGATTGGCAAAGTGATTTTTTCACTTTAGGCAAACACTTAGATATAGTTCACGGTGTTTACACATCTATTCACGCAGCTAAAGCGCACTTAGATAAAACGCAGCATTCAGTTATGTTTGGACATACGCACCGCGTTCAATGCTATCATTCAGGCAATAGGGCCGCGTTTAACATTGGCGGGTTATATGATATTAAATCAAAAGGTTTTAGCTATATGCCAAGGTTTCAGCGCCAATTGTGGGCAAATGGTTTCGCCATCGTCAATATAAATGACAATGGCGATTTTTACGTAGAACAGGTTAACGTTTGGGCTGATAAGTTTTTAGCTAACGGTAAAATGTATTAACGTTCACGTAAAATGAACATTAGTATTTTGTGAACATAGCTGTATAAAAAGTTATGTTACTTTAAGCCGTTAAACTAAAATAAGTTGGTCTAATTACGCCAACGTGCAAACATAGTAGTATAAGGATGGCCGCCGCCTGTAAACATTGGACCATTATAAGGCCATTTTAAATAATTAGTAATATGCAGCTGCCAATGCTCCCATGGCGTTTTATACTTTGGTTCTTTAAAGTCTAACCAAAAATAAGCCTTATGCGTTTTAAGTTCGTTATTCAATAGGGCAACCCATGCATAATAACGCGATTCGGATTCTAATACAGAATAATGCCGCGATGGCTGCCAGAATTTAAAGCGCTTATGTTTTCTGTAAAACTTACGGGTTAACGGAAAACAGTTAAAAGAATCATTTAGGATTAAACCCAATTCAATATTATCAGTTTGACCGCTTAATATTAGTTCGCGTATCCATTTAGATTCCGTTTGCATATTTATTTCTTATTTTTTTTAATGCCTGTTCTTGAATTTGCCTAACTCGTTCACGGCTAATATTCATTTTTTGGCTAACTTGTGTAAGCTCTTGAGGGAACGAATCAAAGTATCTATACCTTAAAACTTCTAATTCTTTGGCCGTTAAGCACCGGGTAACATCTTTGTAAAGTTCATTTTGTTCTAACTTTAAAACATGCTTATCGCAAAGGTCATCTGATGCAACTTGATATATTTTATCGCCATCTTCATTTGTTTCATCTAAGCTAACAAATCCTGCTATACATTGCGCTGATTTTACAACGCGTTCTTTAACGTTAAAACGTTTTGCCAGCGCTTCGGTGTCAGGTTCCTGAATTTGCCCAATTGCGTATTTAATTTGTTGCAGCCTGTGCGGGTATCTAACAACATTTTTCTTAGTATCAATAAATTCTTTGATATGCTGCTGAATGTGAAATAGTGCATAGCTGATAAATTTATTTTCAAATGCTGGGTTAAATGTATCGGCCGCTTTAATTAAACCTAACATAGCTTCACTTATTAAATCCATTATATCGATTTGCGCGTTATCATATCTAAAAGCTATTGAGGCGGCAAATAACATATTATGATTTATTAGCTGCTCACGTGTTGCCGTACGTTCTTGTTCAAATGTTAACGGCTTATACTTTTGAGCTTCCGATAAGAATTTTTGTAATATGCCGCTTTTGTTACGGTGGTTGTTTTGCTTAATGCTTACGTGCTTAATCATAAGTGTAAAATTGATAAAAATTTAAAACTTGTTGTGATGTACGGCGGCAAATAAACGCGTCTTTGTGTGCGCGCTTCCAAGTGGTTAGCATAATTTCAGCTTCTTCATAAGTATTGTAAACAAACATAATTCTGTATAAGCTATCTGTTTGTTCTACTTGCGCCTGTTCAAGTGTACACATCGCTAAATGTTCAGCGCGTATAAATTCAGGGTGTCGCGTGCTAAGTATCTGAATGCAGTACATAGTGTCCGTTTGCGCGTATGCTGCGGCGCTAAATAGTAAAATAAAAAGTAGTGTTTTCATGTGTTGTGATTTTATTTGTTATCTAATCCAAGTTTGCTTTCCACAGGAAGATAAAATATATGTTCTACCTATTAAACCTAATTTATTATGTAAATTTTCAGCTAAAGTAACTCCATGTTCAAATGAGTGGGCTTCTAATACCCACTCATAACTTTTGTGTTGTATAGTTATCTTAATACTGTGTTGCATATCTTTCTGCTGTTAGTTCCATTGCTATTTCAGCTAACTTAGTTTCTAATACTTTTATAGTGCTTAATAAATCACCATGAGCATATCCATAAGTGTAAGGTCTTAATGCTGTAAGTTCTTCAATTCTTGATTGAATGTTGTTGAATGCTTTTTGTGCAGTTGTCATAATTTTAATTTTTTGAAGTTTAAATAATTCCTTTCGTTGTATGTTGATACAAAATTACACCTTATTTTCAGAACTGCAAATAATTTTATAAAAATTTTATAAAATATTTTATCTTTTTTTGCGCTAACTTTACAACCAAATTAAATACACATGATTTTTAGAAAACGAAACAGGGCAGAACAAAACGAAAGTAA